CCGGTGTCGTCGTGCCTACCGTTGCCGTAGTTGCGTTAAATAGTTTTAGCCAGACCCCTGTACTGTTGGAGTTAGATACCGACATCGACATCAGTCGGCCCGCCGAATTTTTAGTTGTTTGACTTACAGGTGTTGCTGGTGCCAGCACTACTGTGGCAAATGACGTCCCGCTAGGTGTTACTGTTATGCCCAGGGCTATTTGCCCGGCTGCGGCGGCTGAAGCTGTTCCCCCTATTTGATTTATGTTAACAGGGGCGGGCGCTACGTACCCCGACGCCCAGGGTTGCGCACGTAAATAGGCTGTCGCGTTACCGGCACCCGTTACCGTTAACTTTATCCAGCGTGCTAAACAAGGGAAACTGTAAGAACCACTCGAAATGGCGGTTACGTACCCGTTTATTATTAGCGCCGCCGTCCCGGATAACGCTGACCAGTTTACAAGGTCATTAGAACAGCTCACCGTGGCTTGCATAACATTAGTTGTTATATTTAAGCTTTGGTACCCTGTCGTATCTATGACGAGCTGGCCGTTAACTACACCGTTTAACGGGATTGGTACTGGCGCATCTGAAACAAGTATCCGGCCATTTACATCGACCGCTGGCTGATTAACTATCTTAAAGCGTGCCGCAAGACCTAACGTATCATCAAATAAGGCAGACATAAAATCGACGTTGGCAAAATCGCCAGCCGGGTCGCCCGTTATTGCCTGAAATAGCGGCCCGTCAGATGATGTTGCTGCTAACGTGGCCGGGTCGGGAACACTGCTGCTGCTAATAACGGTGACTGGCAGTCCTGCGCCCGGTGCGATAGCCACACCGTTGATTTCGTTTAATGCGACGGGCAGGTTACCTAAATTAGTCACCGGCATAATAGCGCCGTATGCCACATTCAAATTAAACAGGGTGGTCGTGTTGGGACCGACATTTTGCGCCGTTACTTTGACGTAGTTACCGTTCAAAATGCGTGAGATATTAACCGCGTTGCCCGGCGTGACTAAATACGTCCACACATCGGCCAGATTTACCCCGAGAATATCGACATATTGCAAAACAGTTAGTATAAGCGGCTGATCTGATGTACATAAAAACGTGATAGCCGGTTCCGCTTCCGCTGTTTCAATCGCGCCGGGAAATATTTGCCCGGGGGCTAATTGTGCGGTGCTGGTATTAACTGTACTGTAAAAAAAATTAGTCGCGCCCAGCGCAACCATCAGCCCGTTTTGGCCGGCACCGGCTGATAAACTGTTAATCGGGGAACCGGAACCGTCATTACTGTTAACGCTTCCGGTCCATGCCGATTCGCTGCTACCGTCAGCCCCACCCCCTACGTCGAGGATGGTCATCGGTGTTTTAACACCTGCGTTGACCGTTTTTGCTACCGTACGGATTATATCGCCGGCCCCGCCGCTTGATGCGCTATTGTCACTCATGACTTATTAAGCGATACGAATTAAAGAGGTGGTTGAGCCTACTGTGGGCAGGAGTATAGTAAATGTGCCAGCCGTTACGGTTTGTGTACCGCCAAAGCTGCCGATATAAGCGCAATAAGTCTGGTTACTCGCGTTATAAATCATGCATCCTGATGTGCTAAACGTAGCCGATGTCCAGCTCGGGTTTGTTGTGGGCTGCGTGACAGCGACCAGCGTGTTCAGCACCGGTGTGGTATTTAATGCGCCGCCGCACGCCTGTCCGCCCTGTGTATATCCGCCCGATCCGGCTAATTCATCGGTGCCTAAGTTGGTTGTTGTGGGCGACCCTGAACTTGACCCCCACTGAACCGACCCCGCGCCATATGTTCCTGTCACCGTCGCAATCATCAGGGCACAATTAAAATTATGTCCGACGAAGGTTAATGTAGGTGACCCGGCACCTGTGCATGCCTGGGTGATATAGCAAGACGTGGCACTGTCGATCGCACCCACAAAACTGTTTGCCGGTACGTTGGTGCCTGATACGCTGCAACCGATAGCTACGTTGGCCAGCGACGACAGTGCTGTGATATGTGTGCTTGTGTTAGCCGTTGTGCCGGTCGCTGTACCCGAACCGTTAAAGCAGTGGCCGCCCTGTAAGACGCTGACCTTAAACTGAGAGGGGAGTGCGGTGGTAATACCAGCCATGGTTATTCTCCGGTCGTGATCGCCGCGCTGTCACCAGCAGGGGTAACAGCCGGTGCCAGTGTGGCTTTAAATTCGATACTGTGACCAAGGTCAGGATTGCGGTCTGCGTGCCAGCTTCGTTCAATTTGCATACTTGTCTGAAAATGCGATATTAGTGTGGCGCGAATACGGTCAGGCATTGCCGGGTCGCTAAAATCGGGCGCCCACTGGGTGGCCTGGCCTGCGGCGATAATCGCCGCTACAGCAGCGTCTAAATCGGTATGGTCAGACGGGCTGCCGTCAGCGACCAGCCGGCTGCTGTCGTTAGCGATAAACAACCGTTCCCCGGCTTGTACCTCGTCGTGGTGCTTTTCCAGAATATCGACAATAGCGCCCATTAGCTTAATACCTACGCCGCGTTTTTCCGGTGCGATGTCATCAGCGATAGCCAGAATATGGGTGGCTGTGGCTTCTGCCCAGGCTGCGCCGGAGTGCGGGCCGCCGTTAGTGATCAGGATACCTTGCATGATAAGCCTTTTAAATAATTTAGATCGCCGCTACAGCATACTGACTGATCGTGATAGGTTTTCGTGCGGTCACCGAAAAAGCGATCATAACCGCGTCGGCTAAATTTGGCGACTTGGTATTGTCTGGTGCTTTGTTCACCACGATCTTACCGATATCGTTAGTGACATAAGTTGGCTGGCTCAGTTCGCCAACCAGTTTGCTATGATGTTTAATGGCTGAGCTGATCGAAATAATATCGTCCGGATCGCATACGCGTCCTTCGACCACCCACCCGTACGTTTTCTCGAACCGGCGGCGCAACGCCCACCAGGCCTGCGCTTTACGGTCCCGGAAATAATCTTTATTCTTGCGTCCTTTAACGTCTTCGCCTTCAGGGTTAAAGACGGCTTCAGAACCGCGGAAGGCTTCGGCTTCAATGGGCCGCTGACCGTTGTCGGTGCGCCGCTGGGCAATGATACGCGCGTCGCCGCGCACGCCCGCGCCCAGTCCGTCACTATCGTACTTAAATAATTCGTATCCCATCGCGTCGCAGATATCGTGGGCTTTAAAAGCTGTCCTGAAAATATCGCTGCCTTTACCGGACCATTCATCGACGTATTCCAGAACAATGCCGTGACGTCCGCAGAACGCGTTCATATCTTTACCTTCGTCGGCCACGTCCAGTCCGCCGGATTTCATGCCTGACGGAGGTATTTGCAATCGCAGGTGCGCGTCAACCGACGCTTTAATCCAGCTGACAGGGATCAAAACGCCTTCCACTGAGGCTGCGAAGTCGCAATCTATTTCCTGCGCGACGGTGACCGGATCAAGTTCTTCGCACTGGCGGTTGTACCACGCGATATCTTTCCTGGGATCGTCCTGCCAGTGAAAGGTAAAAAGTTTAATTTTGCCGCCATTGCATTTATCTGCGAATGGATTGCCGTACCCGTTCGGTGTCGAAATATCGATACGGCAATTCGTTGTCTGTGACAGCGAAGCCTCCACCAGATGCGGCCTTTCAAGAAACGCCGATTCATCCACAAGGTAAATGGATGTCGTATTTCCGCGGCCAATATTGTCTCCTGCTTCGCCCGTAATTGTGGCGCCCGTTTCCGGGAAAATCAGCCGCATATGCGGCGCGTGCTTACCCGCTTCCCACCCCGCCCGAAACTCAACGGGCAGGTTGGCCATAAATGTGCGCCCTTTGTGAAAGAGCGATTTCGGGTCGCCCACCGAGTCCACGTAAATCTCTTTACGTGACCCGACGCCGATGGCCATCCCTTCATTAAAAATACTGAGCGAACAACCGACGGCCATGGCCAGCCAGGAGAAACCCATCTGCCGCGTTTTCAGCGTCATCATCGGTTTCTGGTTATGCCAGCACCAGATAACATCGTTAATCCAGTCTTCCTGTTTCGGAAACAGGATGAACGGAATCAGGCTGGGCAGACCGCGCTCCACATTTTTTGGATCCACCGTCACGCCCCAGTCCATAATAAACTGCGGGATGTGTTCTTTGTAGTACGCTTTAATCCCGGGGAGCTCACCAGGGTTGTTACGGATGAATGTTAATGCGTCAGCGCGCATCTGGAACACGGCGTTGTAATCCGGGTTCATGTAATCGAAATTAAGAGGGCGCATAAACGCTTATTTCTTAGGCTGTTTTGGCTTTAAAGCCAACAGCCCCCAGCCCAACTGTCGCCTGATCTGATCGGCTGTCAGCGGTGCAGTCTTTGGTTCGGGCCGGGGGTGCTTGGGTAGTTCAGACACTGATCACCTTCCTTTCCAAACAACTAACTGCCAGACAACATCCTCTGATAGGCTCTGCTGGCGTCGATCGCATTAATTCCTGCAAAGTCGACATTCGCCGTGATATCCTGCAGGGCTTTTGCAGACGCTTCCTTATTGCCGGCCAGTACCGCTAAAGCCGGTTCCAGCGCTTTATT